TATGATAACTCACCCGACGATACCGACGGCGCCCTACTGGATGAGACAAAGGCAAATTATATCTTTGACAAATTCAAAGGCAAAAAGATGGCTATTTTTCACAAATTCAGAGCCGAGCGCATACAAATACAAATCACAGCGCAACTGAACGGATGCAGGATCACAGACAAGCCGGAGGAATTTAACTCTACCGATGCATCAGTGATATTTGTCTCGCAATTTGTATCAGGTCGTGAAGGCGTTAACTTATCGGCGGCAGATATGCTAATATGTTATAACATTGACTTTTCTGCCGTCACATATTTTCAAGTAAGAGCAAGGCTGCAGACAAAGGACAGGACAGATCCTGCAAAAGTACACTGGTTGTTCATGAATGGAGGCATCGAGCATGACATATATCAGCAGGTCAGCAATAAGAAAAATTACACACTTTCATACTTTAAACAACACACAAAATGACAACACTCCAACAGCTTGAATCCATCATTGACAAAATCGAAAGCAATGACATCTCCTGGCAGGCTAAATTTGTCCTGCTAAAAAATTTCATCCGCAATAAAAAAGAGGATGAACGCAAACAAATCATAAATGCCTATGAAACAGGGCATAAAGATTACGCAAATTTTCAGTATGTCGCCACATCCGGTGAGGATTACTACTCTCAAATAACTGAGCAATGATTCTAATCATTTTCATCATTATAAATATTATACTTGCTTATCATGACAGCCTATTGATTAGCGAAAATCAACCAATCAATCATAAGCTTAACGCAATATTATATACCTTAATTTGTATAATTACCACAATCTTTGACTTATCAATTATGACATTTTTTGCGCTGTTAATCATCAGAATCCCTATTTTTAACACAATGCTTAATATTTTTAGGGGTTTGCCATATAATTACATCCCAAAAGACCCACAGTCATACATTGATAAAATAAGCCGTCCAGTGATTTACTTGCTTGGCTATGACAATTATAATTTATCATTAATATTATTATCTATTACACTTTATGAAATTTAAAAGATGGACAAAAAAAGAGGTTGAAATATTATGGGAAAAATACCCGGATATGAACACTTGCGACCTATCTAAAATATTAAAAAGAAAAGTTGCATGCATCCAGCAAAAAGCTTTTAGTCTGAACATCAGAAAGTCTGAAGCTTTCATGATTGAGGAAAGAAAAAAGCTGGCAAAGAATGGCAAAAAGCATAGATATAATAAAGGACACAAGCCACACAACACAGGACAAAAAATGCCCACAAAAGTATATGAGAAGGTAAAGGCAGGATTCTTTAAAAAAGGCCATAAGCCACATAATACAAAATATGACGGTTATATTGTGATCAATGCCGATGGTTACAAAATGATCAGATTATCTGAAGGTAATTTTGTCTTATTGCATCGTAAAGTATGGACAGATAAATACGGTCCCGTCCCTCCACAGCATTGTATCACATTTAAAGATAAAAACCCTTTAAATTGCGACATTGACAACCTTGAGCTGATTACCAGGGCTGAGAATGTAAAAAGAAATCAGCTCCACAAATACCCGGCAGAACTGCAACAATTAATAAAATTAAAAAACACACTTAAAAAGAAAATCAATGAGAAACAAAATTGACGACCTTCGCAACCATTTATTTGCAACCATCGAAGGATTGTTGGATCAGGACAACCCAATTGAGATTGACAAGGCTAAAGCCATAGCTGATGTCGCCCAGGTGATTATCAACTCGGCAAAGGTAGAAATTGACTTCCTTAATAAAGTTGGCGGAAATGGGACTAACTTTATACCTCAATCGCCAATGATTGAGAATAAAAAATGAAAGAGTCAGACATCCAACATCAGGTCATTCAATTCTTTGAAAAATACGGATGGTACACAGTAAAAATCATCCAGTCCAACAAGAACGGATGGCCTGACCTTCAAGCCCATAAATCAGGCGTGACCATATTTATAGAGGTCAAATCTGAGAAAGGCATTGTCTCTGAACTGCAGGCTTATCGCCATAAGCAATTACGCAACCTAGGTTTTATCGTTTTAGTAATATCATCTATCAACCAACTTACACATGAGCTTATTACACTGCGCGATCAACTACGCGACCAATGGACTATCAGTCATTCCAACTGATGCCTCCAAGACATCCATCTACCCTTGGAAAAAATATCAATCACAAATAGCAGCCGAGGAGACCATCCGACAGATGTTCAGCAACCCAAAGGCGCAGGGCATCGCCGTGATCTGTGGTGCCATATCCGGCAATCTCGAAGTCATTGACATTGACTGCAAATATGGGATTGACTTTAATCATTACATGGCTAAGCTTTTAGATTACTCACCCCAACTATTTGCCAAGCTTCACATCATCAAGACACGGTCAAATGGTTATCATATATACTACCGTTGTGAAATGATTGAAGGCAACCAAAAGCTGGCAGAGCGGCCAGCGACACAGGATGAGAAATATGCTAATCCAAACGCAAAGCAATTTGTACTCATTGAGACACGTGGTGAAGCAGGATATGTCGTCGCGCCTCCATCAGATGGCTATCAGCCATTAGACTCTAATCCCATCCCTGTCATCACTATTGACGAGCGTGATATGTTGCTATCCATCGCCCGTGAGTTTAATCAGATTATTGAGCCGATAAGCATAAGCGAAAAGCCAAAATCTAGCAAAGCCGGGAGCGTATTTGATGACTATAATAAACGCGGTGATGTAATGGCACTATTATTAAGACACGGCTGGTCCATTGTTCGTGAGGATGCTGATAAGATATATTTTCTCAGACCTGGTCAGACCACATCAGCCACATCAGCGGTATTTTTTAAGGCTACACGCATATTTTATCCGCACACAACATCAACATCATTTAAGAATAAGGGATACAATCCATTTGCTGTTTACTCTCATCTCGAATGCGGTGACAATTGGCGCAAAGCTGCTGACCAATTATCTGCAGAATATGGAGAGGAACAGGATGACATGTTATACTGGGACTATACCAAAAGCGGGCAGGTGGTCATAAGCAGATATAAACTGCAGGATCATCTATTCAAAAATCACAACATCCATCTCTATTTCCATGATAAGAAAACAGGCATTTATCGTCTCGTTATGTCAGAAAATAAACAGATATCTGAGATTTACCCTGAGTCAATAAAAAAGATTATCAAAAAAGAGTTGGAAGAGTCTAAAAATTATGATGTGCTTGAGGCTATAATAAAAAATAGTAACAGCATTTTTTCAGATGCATTTTTTGAGTTTATCAACGAGCGTGAAGTGCAAATACTCAAAGATGAAAAGCAAAGGTGCTTTTTCCCATTTCGCAATGAAATAATCACAATAACAAAAGATGGCATCAAAGCCATTAAATATGAGGATATTGATGGGTACATATGGTCCAATCAAATCAATGATTTTGACATTAAAATTATCAATGACTTTGAGCCGGAATATTCAATGTATTATCAGTTTATCCGCTGCATCAGTGGTGATGATCAGGCGCGCATTGATTATGCCATCACACTCATAGGATATATTTTGCATAGCTATAAAGACCCAACAAAGCCTTATGCACCCATCCTGGCTGAGGAGACGGATGATGAGTCAAAAGGTGGCGGAACCGGAAAAGGCATTTTCTTTCAGGCAATATCTAAATTGATACCAGTTGTAAGAATAGACGGTAAGAATTTCAGACCAGACAAGACCTTTGCATTTCAAAGGGTCGGGCTTGGTACCAAGGTAGTAGTGATTGAGGATTGCCCAAAAAACGTGGATTTTGAGCGTTACTATCCAACCATAACCGAAGGTATGACCATCGAAAAAAAGAATAAAGATGAGCTTTTTTTGAAGTATGATGAGTCACCAAAAATAGCATTTACAACTAATTATAGCATAGCTAATAATGCTGAGCATGCTAAAAGACGGCAAAGAGTGCTTGAATTTGCCTCATTTTTTAGCTCAACAAAGACACCAATGGACTATTTTGGGGTGCAGTTTTTTGATGGTTGGGATCATGATGAGTGGCTAAAGTTCTACAATTTTATGTTTTATTGTGTGCATCGTTATATGAATGATGGCATTTTAGCGGTCGATAATTCTGAAAAGCTGAAAAGAAAACAAATAAAATTGCAATTTGGTGAGGACTTTTTGGACTACTTTGATGACCTTATTGAGACAAAAATAGGGGTAGAGATGAGCATGTCTGATGAGTGGAAAAACTACCTAACCAGGTACGAATTAGATAAAAAAGATTACTCATTGAAGAGGTTTAAAAAAGCATTAGAAATCGGTTCCAAGACTTTAGAAATCGATTACATCGATTACAAAAACAGGCAAAACGGTAACCAAAAGATGTTTCGAATTAATAAAAATCTTGATGAGTCAGTGAAAATATGGCCAAATGTAACCGATATTGATGAAAAATACTTCTAATGTGAAAAAATCGGTTACATCGCAACTAATTGAAACTCATTGAATTAAATTTCACTTTTGTTAAATGTAACCGATGTAATCGATTTTTAGATATTTTTTTCTCTATAGTAAATAAATTAATATATTATATATAGACGAAAAAATCGGTTACATTGATTACAATAAAAAAATACAATACGTAAATGATTGAAAATACAAAACAGACTTTTCCAAAGTTTCAGGGTAAGATAAAGTACGTTTATGACCTTATTGAGAAAAAGACAAACATTGTCAACCGTATAGTTTTGATGAGGAGATGTGATGAGGAAGTGATTGAAAACTGCCGGCTCAATTTTAATGCAACTGGTCGGAGATTAGATTTATTTTTGAATGGTGAGAAAATATATTCTTTTTACCGTCCTAAGGTTAAAAAAGCATTGAAGCAGTTTAAACGCATTTTGGAGGCTGATACGGGCATTATTTTTGAATCATTGAATGATTTAGCGTATCAGTTTGATATATCAATTAAAGAGGCTGAAAATATGGTCAAACGCAAAGCAAACTATAAATGGGTAGAATAATTACTTTCATAATATTTTTATCGTTGATATTGGCATCAACCATCCTGATGAATTTTTATCCAATTTTATTTGGTTCTATTTGGGTGGTGTTGGTGTTTGCATTAATTTTGTTTATTACTTACAATCGAAGGTAGTAGGGGTTTAAAGTCGGCCGGTGTTTCTACACTGGCTTTTTATTTGTAAATTGTGGATGAATAAATATGTAAAATTCAATGGCAGGACTAGGAGGCGCAAGGCCAGGGGCTGGACGCAAACCATTACATGAGGAATTGAGGGTTCGCAATCTTTGTATTGCAGCCATCGAGCAAATACATGGCACACTTCAGGATGGTCTTGTATCATTGCTGCAATCAGGTGAGCCAACTTTGATAAAGTTTGTTTATGAGCATGCCATCGGCAAGCCGAAAGAAAATATAAACATAGACGCCATTCAATCTATTGAACAGATCCAGGTCATACAGATTCCGGACAATGGCAGGGATATTCCGGCAATAACTACCGAGATTATTGATGCAGATAATTAAACCACAACCAGGCTATCAGGATATCGCACTATCGAGCAAGGCAGATATTGTCATCGGTGGTGCGGCTGCATTTGTTGGCAAGACATTTGCGCTCCTGCTTGATCCATTGCGACATGTATCCATCCCAAACTTTGGCGGTGTGATATTTAGACGCACATCGGTGCAGATTAGAAACGAGGGCGGACTTTGGGATACATCGATGAAGCTTTACACATTAGTAGGTGCTGAGCCAAGGGAGTCTACATTGGACTGGAGATTCAAGTCGGGTGCCAAATTATCATTTAGACATTTGGAGCATGAGAAAAATAAATATGACTGGCAAGGGTCTCAAATTCCATTCTTAGGATTTGATGAGTTGACGCATTTCAGTGAGTCGATGTTCTTTTATTTGCTATCCAGGAATAGATCTGATTGCGGCGTAAAGCCATATGTTAGGGCAACCTGCAACCCTGACCCTGAATCATGGGTGTTTAAATTGATTTCGTGGTGGATAGATACAGACACTGGATTCCCAATATTAGAGCGTAGAGGCAAGCTAAGATACTTTATAAAATACGGTGAGGGTTACATATGGGGTGACAATTATGATGAAGTACGTAACAAAGCCGGACACATCATCGAGCCAATGATCAAGGCATCAGGATTGAGGGCGGAGGACTTCATAAAGTCAATCACTTTTGTATCCGGGTCCATCTATGACAACAAAGAGGGATTAAAGAATGACCCATCTTATCCGGGTAATTTGTTGAGTCAGGATGAGGATACAAGGCGGCAACTATTGGAGGGCAGATGGAAAGTGAGCAATAGTCCGATGGACATCTATGAGCATGAGCCATTTTTAGGGCTGTTTGAGAATATCAAAGGCGTTGATAATACAGGACGATATATAACGGCAGATATTGCGATGAAGGGGAGCAATAAGCTTGTAGTTGGATATTGGGAAGGGATGGAGCTGATGGATATTGAGATTATGGATAAGTCAGACGGTAAGGAAGTTATTGATTTGATTGCGAGGATGGCTCGAAGATATTCGGTTGAAAATCGTTATATTTGTTATGACTCTGATGGTGTGGGTAGCTACATTGACGGATTCATTCGTGGCGCTGTTCCATTCAATGGTGGCAGTGCGCCAATGCCAGTGAAAGACGAAGCAAGTGGCAGGTTGATAAAGGAAAACTATTTCAATCTCAAGACACAATGTTTCTATCGCACTGGTGATAGGGTGATGAGGGGGCAGATGAAAATAAGTGACAAAGTGGCGAATAAGATGTATGATAATCAGATGACCATCAGACAAAGATTTTTATTTGAGCGTAAGGCGATTAAGAGGGATAAGGCTGACCATGACGGGAAGCTGAGGATAGTGAGCAAGGATGAGATGAAATCAAAATTGAATGGAGACTCACCGGATCTAATGGATATGTTCATGATGCGGGAGATATTCGAACTAAAACCAAAAATGGTATTTGCATATGGGACTAATTGATAGGCTGTTCGCGAACAGCAAAAAGATGAGAGCGTTGGAGGGACAGGTGAAGCAATTGCAACAGAGATCATCACAGGTGCTGATAAACGCATCAACGAGTATATTTCCCAACTGGCAGATTCTTGAGAGCATTGATGCGTACACATCGGTGGATGATGTTTACTCTGTTATCTCATACCTGGCAGATACGGCGGCAAGGATTCCAATGTATGGCTATCAGATTGTCGATGATAATATGATGAAATCATTTAGGCGACATGGTCAGCAAACTATACAGGGCAGATACTTTCAGACAAAGGCGCTGGTAGATTTGCCTGAGACTGATAAGTTTGACATGTTCATTGAGTCGATGAGCTATGAGGATAGAGTGAAATATTATTCAATCCTTTATATTACAGGGGAATTGTTTTTGTATAAAGAGATTTTGGAGCTAGGACCCAATGCAGGCAAAGTGATACTGCACACACTTAATAATCAAAATGTTACTGTTGTCATCTCTGATACATTTCCTCAACGTGTATTGGGATATCAATACTTAGACCAAGGATTCAGCGGTACTATTCCAGTTGAGGATATCATACATGTTAAGTATTATAATCCGACGGTTACCAATGGTCAACAATGGCGTGGGCTTAGTCCGTTGCAGGTGTTGAGTAAGAGATTGACAAGACTCAATGCCGGGATGGATGCGAGCGTGGCTCAGATGCAAAACGGTGGCGTCCCCGGGATAGTGTATGAAAAGGCTGATTTTACCATTGAATCATTGGGACAGCGTAAAACTGATTTTGCATCTTATTTGAGAAATTCCTCCAACAAGGGTGCGCCATACTTTGCGGCTGGTGAGATGGGATACATTGAGTTAGGATTAAGCCTTGCGGATTTGGATGTGGCTGAGCTGCAAAAAATAGATTTCACAAAGCTTTGCAATGCGTATAAATTTCCTGAGGTGCTATTAAACAATCAACAGGCCTCAACATATGACAATATGAATACGGCAATGAAAATGCTTTATACTAACAGCATATTGCCAAACATACATTTATTCAGAGATGCATTAATCAATGGTGTGATTCCGCACTATGCGAAAGATGGCATCAAACGGACCATTGAGATTGATTTGAGTGATGTACCTGCATTGCAGGATGACATGAAGGCTCAGGCTGATGCGTTGTCAGCTATGTGGTGGATAACACCAAACGAAAAAAGAGCCATCCAGCATTTCGAGATGATGGATGATCCTGCGATGAATGAAATAATAGTGGATAGCGGCAAGCAGTTTTTGAGTGATATGTCAATCAGTGTCCCGGACGTAACTTTACCCAATGGATAATAAAACAATTGATGAGATTAGCCGGCGAGTTGTGGCAAAGGTGAGCATGATGATGCTTGAGTTGATGCCGAATCCATCATGTCCATTGAGGAGGCAACAGAACGAATGGCGAAGGAGTCAGGTGATTGAAGATGTGAAAAAGAAATTAGATGAAAAGTATAATACTAATAAAACAAATTGATAAAGCCAATCATCTTATTGTGGGCGGGCTTATTTATTGCCTATTTGGTTATTTTATGCATCCTATCCTGGCTTTACTAGTGGTGATATTATTCTCATTAGCAAAAGAGCTTTGGGATGTATACAGGCACCGGATGATATTTGACCTTCATGACTTTATTGCGACGATTGTCGGTGCATTGCCGATATTCTTAAAAGATATATTATGAGTAAAATAATAAAAGTGCCTAAAATATTTTTGGCGATGTTGCTGATTATTGGCGCGCCATGTCCTATCATCTCGGCTGAGTTGTTAGACATGCAGCATGCTGTATGGTTCGCACCAATTTGCTTCGTAAGTGCATTTATTGGCGTGGCATTGATATTTGGCGTTGAGTCATTCAAGGATAAGCCAAAATGGATTGGTAATATTGGAGAATCTACAATGCCACATATTAATCAGACATGGGCGGTCTTTTTTATTAGCTTAATTGCTAACTTAACATTTGCAAATCTTTGCGGATAATGACAAAAGCGGAGCAATCAGCATATTGGAGAAAGTGGAACAGATTCCAGCAAAAGTATGAGCGAATCTATGAGAAAAAGTTTGTCAAGGCATTGCAGACGCAAGTCGATGCATTCATAAAATATCAAGACATCAACCTGGTGCCGATGTTCCCCATTTACGATACTTTGGTCAATCTTTACAAGACTGTTGGTCCGCAATGGGCAAGAGTGACCAGGACTGAGTCTGTGAAGGCTGATGGGCAATTGGGCTTCAATGAAAGGATTATTGAGTTGATGCGTCAATATTACGGCGTTGATTTATTGAATGATGCTGCAGGGATTACGGAATACACAAAGGAGGTGATAAGAAAAGTGTTATCACAGGCGGCGCAGTTAGGGTGGAGTTTTGAGCAAATAGTTGCTGAGTTAAGGACTAATAGCGAGCTGTCATCTATGAGAGCGCGCAGGATTGCTAGGACTGAAACGGTGACCAGTGCAAATGGTGCAGCAATGATCTATGCGATGACATCTGGCAATAAGATGGAAAAGATATGGATAGCGGTAAAGGACAACCGGACGCGTCATGATCATCGGTTGGCTGACGGCAAACGCCAACCGATTGAGGTACCATTTACGTTGATATCACCAAAGTATGGCAACATCCTAATGATGCAGCCAGGTGTAAGAAAGCAGGGCGCAGATTCAAGCGGGGAGCCGGTGCCTGCCGGTGAGGTGGTCAATTGTCGTTGTACGGTGGCGTTTAAAGCTATGAGAGATCAGAACGGCAGAATTATAAGAGCATGATTTTTGTATAAATAAATTTATTAACTTTATGAGCGTGAAGAATGTATATCAATATAAAGATGAATTGCTGTTAGCTGAGATAATGGACACAGACGCCAAGCAAGGCATTGTCACTGGATATTTCAGCAAGTTTAACAATGTGGATGCAGACGGTGATATCATCCGTCGCGGTGCATTTGCTAAGTCTATCCAGGAACAAGGACCACAATCAAAATTGCCACGTATCAAGCATTTACTTAATCATGACCCATCACAGCCATTAGGTGTGATTAAGTCATTGGTTGAGGATGACTATGGCTTGGCTTATGAAAGTCAGATAGGTAGTCATGATTTGGGTGAGGATTTTATTAAGATGATTGAAAGCGGTCTGATTACCGAGCATTCCATCGGCTTTCAAATAGTGAAGAGAAACAGGATTCAATCTTATGAGGATTATCTAGCTAATCCGGCGGGTGGTCAGTTTGAGATTACTGAGATGAAGCTTTATGAAGGCTCATCATTGACGGCTTGGGGTGCTAATCCTATGACACCTATCACATCGCTAAAAAGTGGCTTTGATGTCGATTTGTTTTCAGCTCGCATCAATGCCATTGAGAAATTCTGCAGAAATACAACGGCAACGGATGACACCATTCAAATGTTGCTATTACATAGTAAACAATTAGCGCAGTTTATAATCGATTCCAAAAACACTCTGCCGGAGCAATCCACAGAGCCGAAAAATGACGGATTGATTGAGGCATTGCGTGAGTTTAATAATAATCTAAAAAATAACTAATCGTGGAAAAAAAAGAATTAATCGCAGAACTGGAAGGGTTAAAATCAGCCCTTGAAGTTTCCATCAGCGAGAAAGCTAAGACTGAGATTGCTGATCAATTGAAATCAGTGATTGAGACTGTTGACGCAAAGATTGCTGAGTTTGCCGCATCTAACATGGACGCAAAGGCAATGGAGACAGAAGTAAACAAAATTAAGAACGAGCAAGCTGAAATCTTAAAAGGATTTGATGCTCTGCAGGTTCGTGTAAAAAATCAAAAAGAAAGTAAAGTGGAGAAAAAATCATTCGGACAATTGTTCGCTGAAGGTTTGGAGGCTAATTTTGACGCCATCCAAAATGTAAAGAAAGGTAAGCCTTTCAGAATGGAAATGAAAGCTGTTGGAAACATGCTTTTGAGTGCTAACTTGACTGGTGACGGTACTGCATCATACAGCGCTACTCAGGCTATCCTGCCAGCTCAGAAAATCAATTTCCGTGACCTTATCCCAACTGCAGTATCTCCAACTGGACTTTATGTACAGTATCGTGAGACTGGTGGTGAAGGTGCATTGGCTCAGCAGACTGAAGGTGCAGTGAAGGGTCAGGTTGACTATGATTTCACTGAGGTGAAAGTTGTTGAGAACTACATCGCTGGGTTTGCTCGTTTCTCTAAGCAAATGGCTAAGCAATTACCTTACATGCAGACAACTCTCCCACGTTTGTTGATGAGAGATTTCTACAAAAAAGAGAATGGTCTTTTTTACACTACCGTTACAGGTGCAGCAACTGGTACTACAACGACCTCCGAGACTGATGACATTAAGGCTATCATTGACTTAATTGCCAACACTCAGGCTGCTAACTTTAACGCATCTTACGCTATCGTTCACCCTTCACAGTTGGCTCGTTTGAATAAGCTGTTGTACACTAATGGATACTATCAAGGAAGTGGTGGTGTTGTGTCTGCTCCTAATGGTGGAATCACCATCGGCGGTACACCGATCATCTCTGCTACTTGGGCTACTGATGACAAGATTTTGATCATCGATGCTGATTACCTGGAGAGAGTTGAGACTGAAGCTTTGACTGTTGAGTTCTCTATGGAAGATAGCGACAATTTCCAAAGAAACCTTATCACTGCTCGTATCGAGTGTCAGGAAGAAATCAACCTGATGTTGCCAGCATCTGCAATCTACACAGATCTTGGAAACGTTGCATAATAGTGCGGGTTTGGTTTGTTAGTTGATAAATAAGGCCCTGCCCTTTAGGGTGGGGCTTTTTAAAATAATAATATGCTCGATTATAATTGTGTATATGATGTCCAGTTTGATGAAAGCGGTATCACTGAGCCTGTGACATTAACTGAGGCAAAGGATTTTTGTAAGATTGACATTAGCAATGATGACAATCTAATCATTGCATTGATAACGGCGGCGAGGCAGATGTGTGAAGCTTACACCGGAGTAGCTTTTGTGCAGAAGGATGTGACGGCGGTGATAAATAATGTCAATGGCAATATGTTTTTGCCTTATGGTCCAATAAATGAGATATATCAGATTACTGATGATGAGGGTAATATTTTGACTGTTGATACTGATTACACACTCAGGGGCAATGAGTTTATGAGGCTTGAATATCCTTGTTGGGATAATTTGACGGCTGAATATTCCGGGGGTTATGTGGAGTTACCTGAGATATTAAAGACAGGGTTATTAAATGCGATTTATTATCTGTATGACAACAGATCTGAGGGTGTTGAGGATGTGGGACCAATTGCTAAGATGATACTAAAACCATTCAGACGTGTATAAACTCAATCGAAGAGTACAATTAAAAAGATATACCACATCACAAAATACGATTGGCGGTATTGTAGCTGTGCAGACAGGAGCCTGGAATAAATGGGCTGAGGTGCAGGAACGAAGCGGGAATATCAATCGAGATTATAATCAGGACCAATGGTCATATGATTATACTATCGTCATGCGTTATGAGAAAGAAAGACCGACCAGGTCAAACGATGTGATTTATTATGATAACATCCCGCATAGGATAAACAGCATATCAATAAAAAATGAAGGTGCGAAGAGTTGGGAACTGGTGAAGGTTACCCGCATCGATGAAAACATAAACAGCGACGCTCCAATGGATACAGATACAATAAAGGTGCTTAATTATACAGCCACTGAGACGATACAATATTTTGAATTCGAGCAATTGATAGGGCAGACGGTATTTGGTGCATTTAAAGATGGCGTGCAATATGTGGTGATTGATACAAATACTGCGACTGGTAAGCAAGTGTATTTTGACAGTGCAGGTGGTAGCTTATTATGGGGCATTCCTTTTGAGATGGATGAAGTCATGACTATTTTATACTTCTAATGATAAAACTTGAGGTCAAAGGGTTAGATGCGCTGATAAAAAAGTATCAGAACGTGAGTGACTCATTATTAAAAGATGTACAAAGTGAGTTGAATGCTTGGGCTGATGATGTGGCGACTGATGCAAAAATGCAATTAAGCAGAGGCGCCTCAAACACAGGACGACTCCAAAATAGCGTCACACCTGAATATTTGAACATGAAGGCAGGCGTAAAGGCATCGGCTTTTTATGCATCTTACATCGAATTTGGGACGCGTAAATTCGCCGCAAATTATGTCGGTGGATTGCCTAAGGAATGGAAACAAATTGCTGAGATGAGTAAGTTAGGAACCGGAGGGACATTTATTGAAATGGTTGTATCAATCAGGCAATGGCTAAAAGATAGGGGACTCGATGAAAAGCTGGCATATCCAGTGGCGTTAAAAATACTCAGAAATGGTATAAGGCCTCAGCCTTTTCTATATCCTGCAGTAAATAAAAATAACCCTGAACTTATAAAGAATCTGAATAATTTATTTAAGGATTTAAAATGAAAGATATAAATAACGCACTATTCAAGGCTTTTTTTGATGCTGTCACCGCATTGGATATACCTTGCTTTGAGGGTGAGGAGCCTGATGACGTCAAACATCAGCTGTATTGTGTTATCAGTGACCCAATAAGTCAGGACGCCTCCACAGATAACAGCTCAGACACCCAGACAACAATACAGGTGACTTTTCACTCATGGGAATACAAATATAATTCATCATATAGCTTAAATGGTTATGTTGGGCAGTTTTTACAATCTATTTTACCAACTAGCACATCGGTGCTGGATTTATCGGCATTTGATTTGCAGATGATGAACCTTAGCATACAACAGGACAGGATTGAGAGATATGGCGAGATGGGAGGCAAAAACTATATTTCAAGGGTATTGATTTTTAAGTCAAATATTTTCGTAATTTCATAATATAAAAAAAAGTAAAAAATGGCAGAGCATAAAGTTGCAGGTGGTACGATGTTATTATTCATTGACCCCAATGGTGGTACAGATTATGACACGGTTGTTTGTTTGACAAGTGTTGGTAAATCTGATTCAGTTAACGTAGTTGATGCGTCATCAGCTTGCGGACCTGACAAAAGCCCTGGTACATTAGAGATAAGCTATTCATTTGAGGGTCAGCATTTGCAAGATCCTGTGAGTGGCAAAATCAGTGGTACATCACTGCGACAATTGTTGCGTGATAAAACAACTATAGGATGGAAAATTGCTCCAGAATCTCCAGCTATTGGAGATGAGATTGAAGAAGGTACAGGCTTTATCAGTGAATTGAGTTCAACTTACTCATACGATTCTATTGGTACATTTACCGGATCGCTGATGCCATACAATACCCCATCAATCACAATTTACGATTAATGTCAGAGCATAAGGTACAGGGCGGCGATATGCTGCTATTTATTGATCCAGCCGGTGGAACGGACTACAATACAATTGTATGCCTTACCTCTGTTGGCATTAGTGATAGTGTGAACGTCATTGATGCTTCATCCTTATGCGGTCCCGATAAAAGTCCAGGTGCTTTGGAGATAAGCTATTCATTTGAGGGTCAGCATTTGCAGGACCCATCAACTGGCTCGATAAGTGGTACAAATTTGAGAATATTACTCAGGTCAGAGACAACAATCGGATGGAAATTATCTCCGGCTATGCCTGAGGCAGGTGATGAGATACATACTGGCACTGGATGGCTTAGTGAGTTATCATCAACATACTCTTATGATTCCATAGGCACATTTACAGGCGTTTTACAGCCTTATAATGAGCCAGTGATAACGGTGCAGGCAAATAGGATATTTGACAACAGTTTTGATAATTCATTTAATTAAAAATAATGGCACAGAAAACGAATTCTGAATTAACAACTGAAGCCCAGGTAATCAGGAATGAGACCACTCCATTGGCAAATACAGCAATCAGAGTCGGCGATATGTTAATTGATTTGATTGACAGCAAAAAAAATAATGATGAGTATTTGGTTTATACTGCATTATTAAGTTATGATGGTTCAACAGTTTCAGTCATAGAGTTAAAAAATACTCTTGGTGTTGCTTTAACATGGGCAAGACCCTCATTAACTGAAGGTACTTTTAGAGGTACAGCATCATCCGGTACACCATTTACAAATAATAAAACATGGTTGTCTAGTGGTGCATTTTCTACAGCTGGGACATCTCCATATATTGTTGCATCACAACGTATGAATGGATTACCTACAACTAATGTAGAGTATAGATTTTTTTATCATGATGGCACAATAACTGGTACTCCAAATTTTACTAACTACCCAATTGAAATAAGAGTTTATCCATAATTAACAAACAAATCAAACCAAATGAGTTACATTCAAATCACAATCGGAGGCAAAGAGCGAGGCATCAAATTTAATCAGCTAGCTATTGAGTTGATGAGTCAATATAATGACTCAAACACCACAACAGGCTTTGTATATGCTTTGTTTTATGCAGGATTGAGAGGAAATAGCTATGTGAAGAGAGAGGAGCCTGACTACACATTTGAGAATGTGTGTGATTGGGTTGATGTGTTGGAAAATAAAGAGAAGGTGATTAATGATGTTAGCGCTGTTCTGACTGAGACTGAGGTTTGGAAAACCTTAGTAAAGAAAGGCGATGAGATAAATGAGGAGGAGAAAAAAAAAGTATCAGAGAGCAGTGCTTCGATAACTTAAAGTATGCACTCAGTCGGCTTGGTTGGTCGGCTTATCAATATTATACGGCCTTGCCGATTGAGTTTTATGCGGCCTGCGAAGGCTATGAAGAAATGAAACTTGAGTCGGCGAGGTTGTTGCGTTTCAGCACTTACAGGATTGCTGAGGCGATGGCTGGGACAAAAGCGGTGGGAACAATGGAAAGCTTTTGGCCATTGCCAAAGGATAAACAGGCTGAGAAACTGCCTCCAATGACTAAGGAAAGATATGAGGCAATATTAAAAAGGCACAACGTAAAAATAAAATAGATGGCAGATATAGAGATAGTAGCGTCGGCGGTTGGTTTTGACCAGGTTAACAAAGCCTTGGATAACACGAATAAGGCTTTAGATCAGACGGCTAAGGAAAGTAAAAAGGCTGGTGATGCTTTAAATAATCAATTAAAGCCAGGGGCTAATCAAGCTAATCAATCTTTAACTAATTTAAGCCGAATAGTGCAGGATGCTCCTTTTGGATTTATGGGTATCGCTAACAACATCAACCCACTAGTTGAGAGCTTTGGCAGATTGAAACAGGAAACAGGTTCAACAGGTGGGGCATTAAAATCATTGGCAGGTGGATTGCTTGGAGCTGGTGGTCTTGGGTTGGCTGTCTCTGCTGTTACTTCGTTATTAGTTGTATTTAGTGGCAGCATGTCATCTACTTCAAAAAATATCGATGAAGTATCACAAAGCACACAGGATTTTATATTTAATTTAGATTCAGCAAAAACGAATTTGGATTCTTTATTGATGTCTTTGGATACAGCATCAAAGATAAGAGCCATAGATTTTAAAATAAACAATGCTGACAAAGGCGCTCAATCCTTATTTGATGCTTCAAACAATGTACAGACATTGGATGAAAAAATGAGGGCAACGGCTGATCATTCTATTGAATTAATAAAATTAACCAGCGAGCTTGAAAAAGAATATGATAATTTAAGGATAAACAATGAAGATTTACCTTATTCTATTATTGCTGCATCAAAAGCCACATCCGGATTGACTGAAGATGCGAAAGCATTAGTTGATAAATGGAAAAATTTAAAGGATGAACAGAAAAAAACAACTGCAGACCTTGAGAAATATCCTGAATTATTAAAATTAGCTAGAAAGGAGCAAACTTTAGCAAATGTAGAAAGCCAAAGATCAACACAAAAAGAAAAGAAAAAAGTAGAGACATTAGATGAATATTTGGCAAAATTCAGAGAATCATTAAAAGACCAGGTTAATATTGGTATTGCCTTCGATGATACTAGACTAACAGAGCGTATCCGATTATTTTTTGGTGTTATTGAGGGCGTAATAAGTAAATTCAATCAAAGTCCTAAATCTGATTTAGTAGTAAAATTAAAAAGTGAATTAAATCAATTACAGATCCAAGAGATAATTTCAAAGTATCCGTCAATTGTTGAGAAAAAAATTGCCTCAGTAAAACCAATAGACATAAGTGGATTATTTAAATTAGATATTAATAAAATAGGTCAAAAAATACCTCCTTTGAAATTGCCTGATAGTTGGTTCAATCGTACTAAAGATGATTTTAATAAGGCTTTTGCAGAATTTAAAACAACAGCCATTGTCGATGCTATTAATACTTTTGCTGAGTCAATTGGACAAGTCATTACAGGGGAGCTAACATTTGGTGATGCTTTTAAAGCTGTTTTTGCTAGCTTAGGAGATAATATCAAGCAATTAGGACAGCAATTGATTAAAATTGCTATTCTTACTCAAATTGCACAAAAAACACTTTTTACTAATCCATCCGCCGCTTTAGCTGCAGGTGTTGGGTTGGTAATTGCTGGTACTATTTTAAAGTCATTAATGACCAAAAAAAGAGCCTTTGCCACAGGTACAACATTTGCACCTGGAGGCATGGCGTTGGTCGGTGAGCGTGGTCCTGAGCTTGTCAACATACCTAGAGGCTCACAGGTTATTCCTGCAGCTCAGACAGCATCAATGATAGGAGGTCGAAATAGCGTTGAGGTGTTTGGAGTGTTAAGAGGTCAGGACATTTATTTCTCTAATAAAAAATACGGTCAAACTTATAACAGACAAGCCTAATGAGTTACGGATTAATATACAAAAGTGATTTTGATAGCTTTGATTCATTGCTAACTTTTCGCATTAATATCTATAAAAAAAATTATACAGGTGACGAGTTTACAATATTACTTAATGGGTCACCGGCAGTCCAGGAATGGCAGGAAGATGACCCGAAAGCTCCAATAAAAGGCGCATCATTGAAAGTCAGTATTATTGCTGATCACAACGCTGCAGGATTTACTAATGTTCATCTAAGTGACTTTTTTAGCAATGAGGATGATACCTTTGGCATTGAATTAATAAGAAAAGAAACTGATGAAATATTATTCACCGGATACTTAGTGCAGGATGATTGCTCAGAGGTTCAGATAGACTCAGCACATGAGATTAACTTATCATTTACTGATAACTTGGGATTGCTTAAAGATGTGAGTATTTTCGAGGCATCACAAAATTGGGGAACGATAACGACAACCGGTTCAATCACAGTTTTTCATGTTACTACAACAGGTGGAGTAACAGGTATATCCATAGGCTCTGATACGGTGAATTTTGTTAGTGGTCAACAGTTTACAATTAATAGCGGTGATTTAGCCGGGACCTATACTTTTACGGGCATATTTACTGATTTATTGTATGGCAATATCATCACAGTGTTGGAGATATTGCCAACAGCAACATCATATTCAACGACATTTAGCTATCGCACACCAATAGACTTAAATGATTTTATATCATTAAAAGAGGTCATCAGACTTTGCCTCCAATCAACAAATATCGCATTAATAACAAAAGTATTCACGGCATTGTATCCAGTCGGTGGAACTACAGGCAGATGGCTTGATGATACTTTTATAGATGGCAGATCATTAAAAAGTGGTGATGCTTACCTATCCTGTTATGATGTATTGCAATTACTAATGAGTCGATTCAATGCAACTTTATTTCAAGCTCGGGGTAGGTGGAACATTGTGAGATGGGGTGAGCTGTTCCAGTACATTGATTCTGATGGTATGGACTTCCCCGGCTTTTCTTATTCTTATGAGATGAATTACATTGGTACAATTGCATCCAATGACAATTTTCAAATTGGCAATGGCAATGACATTCAATCGGGATGGCTTAAAGCGATTATAAGACCGTATAAATACACAAAAGAGAAATTTGACTATAATCAATTGCCTAACTTATTATGGAATGCTAATGCCAATGATTTAGGCGGATTTAGGCAATCATATGCCGCAGGTGGTAATAGTGTTTTTGAGTATGATTTGCCAGGTTGGTATGATTATGACCTAAGTCCCGGACCATACCCGGATAAATTTGTCAGGGTGACATATGATACGAATAATAAAGAACTTGAAAGGATTATTGTTGTCGATGGTTCATCTTATAATGATACTTTATCCATTCAATCAAATGATATTTATTTGAACCTTGGAGATTATCTAAATTATACGTTAGATTTTAAGAGTGAGAACTCAATCCCAGGATCTGCAAATATTACATTTGGTGTGAGGCTTACTGATGGCACCACAACATATTATCTAAATTCTAGCGGGCAATGGGTCATACCTCCAACACCTTGGGGCATTACAATTAATATTCCAGCAGGTGACAACATGAATCAATGGCATTCAGTAAATATCGTCACAAATAATACGCCGATTGATGGCAAATTGAATATATTTTTAGTTGCTTGGAATATTACGCCATCACCAATGAATTATCAAAATATATCACTAGAAATCACATCAACAGTCAACGGAAGTAAAAAGATAACCGGACACACTCACACAACATCGCAAAATATCACAACTAAAAATATAAGTGACAAGGAAATATCTTTTGATGATGGACCACTGTACACAAAATCAGGCTGTTTATTTTTGGACACATCAACAGGCATCATAAGAGATAGGACAACGGTGTGGAATTATGGCACTTTTGGTAGCACTTATGACCATCCTTTGGGATTTTGGACAACATTTGAGAATATTTACCAAAATGCCAACCCAATCACTAAATTCAACGGCACCATTTTAAATATAAAAGGCATAGATAGTCAGAACATTATGAGTCCTTTGTCATGCTTTAAATATTTGATTAGTGGTGTTTATTTAGGTAATAGATTTATTACCGGGTCTGTGTCAATTGACTATAAGGCGGGGACGGCTGACATCACCCTATATGATGCAGCTTATGAGGACTTCACAATCGATCAATTTTTGGGTCAAAGTATCTACAATTTTGAGTATATTTACAATACAAACTAAATAATGTCATTAGTAAGCGGCAAAGATGTATTAATTAAATTTTATGATGCGACGGTGTCGGATTATGTCGTTGTTGGATGTGGCAGATCTGTGACTTTTGAGATTAGCCGTGAAATGGTTGAGACATCCATAACAAGTGGAGGCACTTTCAAGACATGGGTACCAGGTGCGGCGGAGGTAAGTGGAACAATTGAGGGATTCGTCTTTTTGCAGGATACAATCACCGACAAGCTTGACATGGGGCGGTTATATGATTTGATTTATGACGGTACTCGGATATCAATCACATACTATGAGACTGATCAGTCGGGCAATTATTATCTACAAAAGGATTTGCTCGGATATATTACCTCCATCAATGAGACAGCCTCTTTCGATAATATTAATACATTTTCATTATCATTCAAAGGCACATCATCACCTAATATAAGTTATGGCGAAATATAAATTATCTTTATTTATTGCATTATTCAGCTTTTTGTCATCATTTGGGCAATTGACACCAATGACAGCTTTCCAATATGGCTTTAAGCGCATTGTGGTCGATTCTACGCTACAAATCCCATCATTTTGCGGTGTACCTACGCTACGCAATTCAACGGTCAAAAATGGCGCATTAGCGATGGATACCTGCAACAATAAGTTATATAAATACACCAGATCAGCCGGATGGAGTGAGGTGAGCGGTGGTGGTGGCAGCCAAGATTTGCAGTCGGTAACTGATGAAGGCAATACAACAAATAACCAAATGATTATTGGTGATGGCACTGATTCATTGATACTTGCTAAAGATGCTATAACATTATTTAGTGGCACATTTGGCGGATATGGATCAGTTATTTCTGCTTTAGTTAATTCATGGACATACTCTTTTAATTCTACAAGCTTAGCTCCTATATTAAATGGTCAACATAATTTCTATTTATACAATTCTAATACATCAACATTAACAACCGATACATTAGCAACATTGGCAAATGTGAGGGCATCGGGCAGCGCAATAGACACTACATCACTAAGCAATCGTATCAATCTGAAAGTAAATATCAGTGATACTGCATCCATGTTATCAAAATATCTGAGAAAAATAGATACATCATCACTAAGCAATCGTATCAATCTGAAAGTAAATATCAGTGATACTGCATCTATGCTATTAACTTATTTGAGAAAAATTGATACAACAAACAAATGGGTAAATTCAGTTACAAAATTAAATGATAGCACAATTAGAGTCATAAAGGGATCAACTACAACTGATATCACACTAACACCATCAGCGACAGTGACATCAGCAACAAGATTGGTTACAACAGTTTATAATAATTCGGGCAGCACAATCACTAAGGGCAGCGTTGTTTATATCAATGGTAGGCATTCATCAAATTTGCCAACCATAGCATTGGCCCAGGCAAATACTGAGGCCAATTCATATGCTACATTCGCATTGGTTGAAAGTGACATTACTAATGGATCAAGTGGCATAGTGATACAAGCTGGAAACATTGGCAACCTAAATTTACCTACATCATCATACACCGATGGGCAAGTGGTATTTTTAAGTCCAACAACTGCCGGAGGCATCACAACTACAAAGCCATTGGCACCATACCATATTGTAAAAATTGGAACAATTACGAGAGCGCATCCTACATTTGGCACAATAGAGCTAAAAATTGAGAATGGATGGCAGCTCGATGAGCTATCAGATGTCCAAATACCTTTAGTTCCAAATGATTCTACACTATTACAATTTAGTAGAGTCGATTCACTTTGGCATTCTGTAAGCGTTACGAATGCAATAGGCAGCAATTATATCAAGCCATCTGATACAACAAGTTTATCAAGCAGAATAAATCTAAAGTTAAATATTAGTGATACTGCAAGTATGCTTTCAAAATATTCAAGAAAAGATACTTCTTGTTTTCATCTTACTTCAGATGTCAGCACATCCAACACTACTGCAACGAATACCAATTTGACATTTCCAATAGCTGCAAATGAAACTTATAGAATAATGATTGCAGGAACTTGTTCAAAAGCTTCAACCACAACAGGTATGAAGATTGCCATAGCTGCGCCTACTGGATGCAGTATAAAGTCAGTCATACAAGGCGGCCAGGCATTAATGGTGACAGCTCCACAGGGGCAATTATATTCATCAGTAAATACTCTTTGCACGAATGTATTTGCAACGGGAGCAGGTGTGGAGGTGCCATTTAGATTAGAGGGTGTCATCACCAATGGAGCCAATGCTGGAAGCATAACGCTGCAATTTGCAACTGTTACAAGTAACACAGCGACCATATATGCTGGAACGGTTATGCAATTGATAAAATCTAAAGGACTATAAAAATGACATCGGCTGAATTAACCAATTTACTAATTTTCTTACTTATTGGAGTCATTTCCTATTTTGGCAAAAGACTATTCGATAAAGTCGACTCCATTGAAAAAAAAACGCAGGAGATACTCGTTGATGATGCGGTACTGAAAAATGATATCAATCAGCTGAGGTCAGAGGTCAATGAGGTCCATCCAATACTACAGGACCATGAGATTAGATTAGTAAAATTAGAACAAAAGAGACCATTATGAAGCTAAGTAAATTTATGACACTTAATCAATATGATTTTGTAAAGGGGATGATAGTTGCAGCGTCGACATCATCACTGCAGGTCATCTATCAGACTTTAGACAGCGGTACTGTGGACATAGTTTGGAAGCAAGTTGGTGTCACTGCATTATGCTCATCAGTTGGATACATACTCAAAAATCTCATAACTAACTCTAATGGCCAAATCGGAAAAATTGAGCAAGGCTGACATCTGCAGAGAATACCGAAGGAAATATCCTGATATGCCATCACTCAAATTAGCGAGAGTGATATACAAAGAGAATCCACTCCTATGGCCTCAGGTTGAAACAATACGCACAACACTCAGATCTATAGAAGGCAAAAATAAAAGTAGCAGTAATAGATATGTAGTACATGATGATTTGAGACGCATTGAGGATAGACCAAAAAATCCATACAATCTGCCTGAATCGTATGAAGAGAAAAGAGAGCCATTCATACTACCGAAAGGATGCGATAATATACTTTTGATATCCGATTTACACATCCCTTATCATAACATTGAAGCCATTACTTTGGCTCTTGATTACGGCATTGAAAATAATGTTAATACTATTTTTATCAATGGAGATCTCATAGACAATCACCAGGTGAGCCGATTTGAGAGTGATCCGCGCAAAAGGTCAGTCAAGCAGGAATTTGATGCAACCAAAGCCTTTTTGGTGTCACTTCGTGCAGCGTTTCCAAATGCCTCTAT